CATTGCACAACCGTCACCTGCTACAATACCATAGTGACCGTCAGTGGCATGTCTTGACATTTCCGATTTAACTTTAGTTACAGTTGTTGGTGATACATCATAACCAACGTAATCTCTTCCTAGTGAAGCGGATACAAATGCTCTTGTCATTCTACCTGCAAATGGGTCAACGATTGTATCCCCAACCATACTCCAATAGTGAACAATGTTCTCACACAGACCTGCGTGGAACTCAGACATCATTAAACCATTTGGTAGTCTAGGACATTCTCCTCTCTTCTCTTCATATGCAGTCAAGTATGCGTCTTCCCAATTTGACTTAGACGCTTTACTTGGTGTTATGACTGATAAAGGAGTCCAACCAAATTGGTCAACGACTCTCTCGTTCTCATTGAACGGTAAAATGTTTTTGTAGTATTCGCTTTTCATATTCTTAATAAGTGTAAAGTCGCCCCACGCATTACTGCATTCCCGCTCTTTACAGACAAATCCGCAAGTTTGCTATTTGCCTTTCCCTAACTAAGTACCCCCTCAGATTGTTATCCACGGTCTTAGTTCAACTGGGTAGTGCACTCAAGGACACATAACATAGTCACTACCCCCCGAAGTTACTTCTGTTTACGAATCAGAAGCAAGCTTCTTGAAGTAATCCATTGCGTCTTCTGAATCATTAGAATCAGCAGATTGAATTACAGGTTCCTCTGCAACGGGTTCCTTGTTTACGTCTGACCAAGGCACTTCGTCAAGGTCTTCAGCAATGGACTCTGCAGTAGAGGTTGAAGTCGCACCAGTTAGTCCTAAGACTCTGTCGAACTTTTCTTTAAGTTCTTCATAAGACTTAAACTCTTCGGGTGCAATAATAGCAGATAAAGAATGTAGAGAAGAAACAACTTCTTCTAGTTTATCTTCTTCTGCAAATAAAGGTGCTGGTGAATCAAACTCAGATTTGTCGTAGTTCCAGTAACCGTCAACTTTTCTGATTTTAATTTTGAAGTTTGCACCTTCTCCTCTTATGTCGAAAGGATTGATTGCTTGTTCGTCTGCGAATGCAGGTGAAATAGCTTCTTTCAACATTTCAAAGATTTTCTTACCGAAACGGTATTTGAAAACCTTACCTTCGTTGTCAGGATTTTTAGGGTCGGAAACAACATAGACATTAGACACATAATGTAAACGTCTTTTCTGTTTACGTGCAATCTCTTTATTTGCTTCAACACCAGTATTCCACAACTGAGAGTTGTAGTCTGACACTGGGTCTTTCTTATTAAGAGTAGTCAAAGACTTCTCAATATACCAACCGCCAGGGCCTTGAAAACCGTGGTCAAAATAACTGACCCATGGCATTTCTTCTCCTTCGGGTGTTGGTAGGAAACGAACTACTGCAAAACCGTTACCTGTTTTATCAAGTTCTGGCTTCCACATAGTGTCGTCATTGTAGGACTTTTTTTCTCCCGAATTGGGCGTTGATGCGGACTCCATAGCCGCTCTCAATTTTTCTAATGATGCATTTGACATTGTATTCTCCTATCGTATTGCATTGTATCGCATTTTATCGCATTGTATCGGATTCAAAGCCTTGACCAAGAATCCACCTGTCACTATTTTCATAATAATATAATTCATTATACTCCACTTTTACATTTCCTGTAAGAGGGTTTTTGAAAAAGACGTTAACGTCTTCAAATTCTTCTAGTAGAGCAATGAACTGTGATTGCTGAGCACTTAAGACTCTGCTATCACTACTATATTTATGTAAATAATTCTCTGTGCCTTCGTACTGATTTGAATAATCATCATTTTCTAAAGCATTGAATCCAGTCAATGTGATTTCCTTTTCACCATTAAGCATAGCATATCCTAATGCACTCATTCCACAAAACATGTTCTTGAGCTCAGGATTATTATACATAATAATGTTCTTCATTTGGGGGCTGCTAAGGCCAAGAAACGTGGTCATTTCATCGTCTCCCTGTACTACCAAATACTCACTATCGGGCGAAATCGATTCTACTATCTTGGTATTTGTAAATCCCATTCTCAATGGTTCTAACATATCCATTGGCATAACTTCCCAATCCCCAACCGCAACTTTGTTTGCTTCTGCATAACCCCATTCTATTATTTCTCTCTGCATGGGTATGTCTACAGTAAAAAGTATTTCGGGATTTGCGTCTCTATAAAAAGCATTACAACCCCAAAACCTATCTTCACCATAAGTTGGCATTATTCTGTTTGTTCCGTTTCCTACTATTGTGAGCATAGTTCTATTAGTTTTAGTTTGTACGCTTCGTGGTCATACTGTATGAATGACTTATACTTGTTAATCTTAATGTGCATATCAGGATAGACTACCTTCTCTGCAATCAGTCGTTCCCAATCTTTTGTGAATCCTATGATAGCGTCCATGATACAAACTGTTTCCAAAGATACTTTTTTACTCATAAGAGATTTTAAAAGTCTTGGGTGTTGTCCGTCTGTTACTTTCAATATGGTATCTATCTTAAATGTTTTAAGCAGGTCACTTACTTCTGTATTGAATAGGTATGCTTGTTTCTGTCGATTGTTCTTCCACTTCTTATATCTTCGGTCTGATTCTTTATCTAACAAGTCACCTACCCAATAGTCTTTCTCGGAAAGATTTGCAATGAAGAAATCTTTAAGTTCATGTTTGTATGTTCTTGATAGTTTACCAAAGTGAAATTTGTCTTTACGTTTTAAGAAGGACGGTAGTTCTGCTTTGACTACACCATTGTATTTGACAAAGTCGTAGTCCTTGGAATGAAAGTGTAATTTGATTCCAAGGTACAACTGATATGCATCGAATCCTTCTCTAGAGGTCACTTAACTAATGTAGGCCCTGTTGGTGTTACGATTGAACCAGTTTGTTCTTGCCATGCTTTCGTAACTTGTTCGTTTGTTGGTGTTACAAATACTACATTCTGAAATGTAACTTCTTCGGGATTCTCAGCACCAGTGACTGCTATCCCTCTCGCAAAACCCATTTCACCTGACTGTGGGTTTTGTAATATCATTCTAGGTTTATCGATAGATACATTACCACCGTCAAGGTGTGTAAGTCTACCTACGTATTCACCACTCACAGTAATGACTGTGACTATATCTCCATTCTTCATAATTACCTCACTTAAAAAATGTTGTTAAACTTGCCTGTGAATTGCTTCCACGATTCACCATATTAAGTTTTTTTGCTTCTGCTTCCAACCGTTCTTTGAGTGGGTCACTAAGCAATCTCTTTGTTGATTCAGGTTCTATCTTGTTGTTGTCGCATACCTTAATGATTGCGTCCATAACACTAGCACCTTTACTAAGTAGAACTTCTACTTGTTCAGTAAATTCTTTTTTTGATATCATATTCCGTATAAGTTTTTGTATTGAAGTCTCACTGCACATAAGTCGTCAATGTAGTCTTCATGGTTTGCTGTAAAGATTTGAAACGTTCCATTCTCTAACATAACTAATGCAACAATTTCTTCTATCTTCTTCCCTGTTAGTTCTTCAACCATGAGAGCGTAAGCAGTCATTTGTAAGAACCATGGTCTCGCCATATAATCTTCTTTGAACTTACTTGAAGTCTTGAAGTCGATTATACATAAGACATCGTCCAACATTCCAATACAATCTACCCTTCCTGCCATTTTCAGATTATCTGAATACATGGGTGCTTCTAAAGCTAAGGGGATAATCTCGTCTAACACTGGGCGTATTCCTTTGAACATTCCCTCATGTATTAGGTTGTCGAATTCTATAAAATCTTTTTCTTGTCGTAAGTAATCTTCCACGTGTTGGTGCATGGTCGTTCCACGTGAAGTAGCAGACTTTGTAATCTTGTTTGCTTTCTCTTCACCAATTCGTTTACGCCACGCTTTGATATGTTTCCTTGATTCCAATCCTACAACCGTGGTGACACTTGGATATCTTTTAGTTCCTTCGGTATCAGTATAGAAACGTTGACCATTCTCTGTAACAGTTTTTAGGTCTAGGTCTTCTAGTTCAGTAATATCCAATGTTGATAATCTCACTTCTGTCATAATATTATTTTACTTCTTTTTGTTCTGTATGTCTACATGCTTTTTGACAATATCTCTAGTCTTAATATCTTTTACAGATTGATTGTTGTATCGTTTGTCGAGCGGGCTGTCGGGGAACTTGCTACCGACTTTGGATAGCACTTCCTTAAAACCAGCATCAGTCTTGACTCGGTCACCCGTACCACCAACTATTCGTGGTGCGGATACTTGTTGTTTAAGGTGGGGATTGTTTAGTTTGAAATCGTCAAGGTCTCGCCATGACATTGTATATTCAATCAACTCACCAGTCTCTTCATTGTAAAAATCGTATCTAGGCATATTGTTCCATAAATGTAGGGGTCTCTCTAAGAGTCCATTTTGCAAAATCTTTCTTTTCGTTTGCATAGTATTTATGGTAAGAAATTATAGAGTCTTCGTGTTTGCAATAATCAGGCATTGCAGGTGGTGGTTGTCTCCATGTTCCTAGTTTAATATTCTGAGGAATAACGTCTAGTAGACTTCTGAGTTTATCGTCCGTCATGTGGACTTTACCATATCGATAGGTATACTCGTTACATAATGCAACAAACAAATCATACATGTATTGATACTGTATTGCATTCTCTCGCACCCATATAGCAGAAGGGTGATTGATATGACTTGCTTTGTATAAGACTCCTTCCATGTTTGAGTTCGGGTGTCGCCAACGTTTGATACGCCTACCACTAGATGCATCTATATATTCTTTACCGTCCAACATGCGGTGAGCAGTAGATAACATTTGAGCATACTCAATAATCATCTTGACCACGTGCTTGTCGCAGTGCAACTGAGCAGACTCTTTCGGGTCTTCGTGTAAATAGAATATGTTCATCGCTTTAACTTGATAAACTTACGTCTTGATTTTGAGAACAACTTGGAAGGTGTCTTGTAAAAGAGTTCTTCCTTAGTTCCCGTTTTGATATAACCAACATTCTGATTCTTCTCGTTGAAGATGTATGTGTGGTTCTTGACTTTGTATTCACCCCAATCGGTGATTTCTTTTAGATACGTGTAATTCATTCGTCTTCCCATATAGGTTTAGTATCGCCCATGCAGAATACCTCAAGGATAGATTTCTGTTCACCCGTCTCACCATTAGTGAGCATTTCCGTCTCACCACATGGACGGCAGAACTCAATCCATTGGTCACCTAAAACTAGGTGGTTAGTGCCCGTTGCAGGGCGTCTAGTGTCACATATTCCGCAATGATTTGCCATACTTTCTCCTATATTAAATAATCAGGGCCATATTTTCTGTTACCAACAGTAACGTCATACCCTTCAAACAAGTTTCCTCTCGGAGCATTTAGAGCAGGTGTTTTCCAACCAGCAGCTTTTAGAACGTCACCACATTCAAATGTGATACCCGCTAAACCTTTTTGGAACTGTTTACGGTTTATGAATCCCCAAACAGAACCGTCATTACCATGTTCACACACAATAACTTTTATGTATTTTGGTGAAACTTTGTAACGATAACTATACCAATCAAGTGTTGGATACTGTTTGTTATGCAATGTAAGTAAGTCCTCACACAATTTATCACACAATTGAAGCAACTCTTGTTCTTGGTTTACTTCGTTTACTAGTTCAGATACTTTCATATTTTCTCCTTTATTCTCTATCATGTGTATAGGCTAACAAAAAATGCATGTCACTGTCAAGCGCTCATTTCATATTTTTCGTCTTCGATTTCCATTTCGAGTTCGTCATGTTCGTTCTCGATATCCCTTAGTTTATCTTCAAAGGGTTCTACAAGGTCGTAGATTGCGCTCTCAAGAGCGTTTACTGCTTCCCTAACCTCTTTGACCTTCCACTCCATATCGTCCTCTGAGATACCGTTATCTTCCGCCCAACTCTCTACTTCCATGTAGATATTGGAAGGCATATCCATGTACTTTATCTCTCTAGTCTTTTCGTTGACTCTGCCAACCAGTGCTTCAAGTTCCCACTTTAGGTCTTCAAGTTCACTTAGTTTTTTTACTTTATCTTCCATTAAAAATCTCCTTCTGCGACTTGGACAACAGTGGTTCCTCTCTGTCTCCACATGTCAACGACTTTGTTTCTGTCGTCAAAGACCAAGTCAATTTTACCACCCAACTCCTCAAACCTATCGGCCAAGTCGGATTTGAATTCTTCGTCAGGTCTGAAATCACCGTCAGGTCTCAAGAACAAACCACTGTGGTCTTCACCAATCCATTCAGCAATCTGTTTCTCAGTAACCTCTCTTTCTGATTCGTTCCTAGCAGAAAAGAAAGCAACGTCATCACCTTGAGCGATAAACCTTTTTGCGATATCACAAACATGTTCAACAGGGGTATCATTTACAGTCTCTACTCTAAATGCATTCCAGTCTGCAGGTTTTTGATTTACAAAATGTCTCCTATGTTCAACGTTCGCAATAGTCCCGTCAACATCGAAGATAATTACTTTCTTATTCATACTATAAGGCTAACAAAAACTAGCTGTCACTGTCAACAGCTAGTTTCATTATTTTCTTCTTATTTTTAAGGAAGTCCTGCACTGCTTTTGATTCAGACTTGGACAAATCCTTGACAGATTTGATACCCCAAGTTGTACCCAAAGTGCACAGTTTGTTACCTGCTACTACAGCAGTGTTCCACATATAATCATCATTTGAATACAGTGCGTTCTTCTCACAGGCAGTAATCATGTTACGCCCTATCTCCACAATCATCATGACTGCTTCATTGTTTTCATAGATAGATTTTTTCATTATTTTCTCCAATTACAGGTTGAGTGCACAGCGGCACAATTTTCTTGAGTCGTTGGGTGACCGTCTTTGTATAACAAAATATGGTCTCCGTGTACGTCCTCGTTGAACTCAGGCATTTCTTCATTACAGATTGCACATATACCACCCTGTTCATCGAATGCTATACGTACTTGGTCTCTAGTGAATATCCTTTGTTTGTCTTGCAGGACTTTAGCAAATCCTATCACGTTCATTTCATCACGAATCAATACAAGTGCAACTTTGGTATCTTCACCACCGTTACCTCTCATACGTAATTCGTAAGGTGAACCTGTCAAACCGTCCATGGGTGCAACTGCTTTTAAGTTGTCAACTGCTTTCATGTAAACTCTAAGGAATTCAAGTGGGTCAATCTTGTTACCGTTTGCGGTAATCTCACCAACTAGGTAAGAATAATTTCTCCACTGCTTCAGTCCCATTTCTTTACCAGTCTTGACACCTCTAACTCCTTGGTTGACTAGAGTCAATACTCTCTTGACGAAATTGACATTGTCAAATTTCTCAGGACTATCTTCTGCTTGTTCTTTGTAGAAGTCAGTAATGACTTTACCAGTTGTACCAGTCTTCGTGAAGTCTTGTTTCCTTGAATTCTGTAACATGTAAACAAGTTCTGCAAGAGTCTTATCAACGTCTAGTCTTGAATGATTAGCACCTTTGATATACTTCAAGTCACCATTAGTTTTAGTTTCAAACATTGGGTGGATATCATCATACCTAGTCCAGTTCTGAATCTGAATAGACATTGCTGACGCAATCGCCTGTCTCTTCTCTTGAGGGTTCAGGGTGTTAGTATTGTTTAACACGTCTGTAAAAAGAAACCCTGCTCTGAGAGAGTCAATGTCATAATACAACATTGCACCTAGACCTTGATTACCAAAGTGCTCCTTTGCAACCAGTGGTAACTTTTTGTAAGATAGTCCACGCAGGTCTTCTGTCATTTCTGCACCTTCAAACTTAATTGCTTTAAGGGCATCAACCTCAGGCAAATCAACCTCACCTCTAACGAATGCAAGAATCGTAGAGACTCTTTGACAACCGTCCATTACTTCTGAATCCCAATCTTCGGGAATGTTCTCACCAAGTCTCAATGCAATTTCAGGAATGACAATTCCTTCTACAAAGAAAGATACCAAGAACTGTTGTTGCCATGCTTTGTCGGCATGAAAGTTCCTTTGATATGCTTTTGGTGATAAGTTAACTCTCCCAATCTTACTAGATTCATGAATGAAATCTTCAACAAGAAAGACTTCCCTCTGTGGATTGCTTTTGTGACTTCCGTCTAGGAAGTATTTAAGATTCGCCATTGTCTTCTCCTTGATTAAGGTTAAGAACCAATGGTTCGTTTGGTTCCCTATCAGACATGAAGGGTTCCAGTGTTGCAGTAATTTCTTCCCCTACGTCTGCAAACTTCTCACGTAGGTATATAGCCAATTGTTTCATTCTGTTCTCCTATAGAAATATTGGTGGACTTCGTCCGTTAATATAACGACAATAGACCTTTAGAATATGTTCCAAGGTTTATTGCCAAGTACAGATACCATTATACGATAACAGCCATGTCATCGTCAATAGGGTTTTTAAATATTTTTTTGAATTAAATC